ATTGTACCACTTTCGGTTTGAATGCGCTAGACCTTAGACTTTTTGCTATTGGATTTGTAGATTTTACCATGTGTTTTTTCCAATACTTTTCTAAATTTGCTTTTTTCAGCTTTGCCCCAACCTCTACCTAAGCCAGGTTCTAGTTGTTTTTTTATTTGTCCTCTAGTTATTGCCATTTTTTATCCTTGTTTTTATTGCTACTGTACATCTTGGAAGTATAGCATATTCTGAAGCTAAACCTCTATGTTTTTCTTTAGCATTAAATATGATACATCTATTTTGTACAAAATCTAGTTTATGTTTACCTATTTCAAATTTACCGTCTTTTAAAGTTTCTGATACCATTAACAGTATTGTATAATCACCATCATCAGTATGCCAATCACTATGCTGATCTCTAAATTGAATATTTGCATAAGCTCTTAAAAACTCTAAATCTTGATTAAGAAACACTTTTGTTTTTACTAAAAGATATAAAATAATATGGTCATACTCAGATATATTAGATATAAAAAATCTAGAATCTGTTGGTTCTTTTATTTCATCAATACAAGAACTTTGATTATAGACCATAGGCAGTCTTAATAAATTAGCATAAATAGTTTTACACAATAGGGGATCTATAAAATTATCTACTACTTTAGTGTCTATTCCAACCATGGTGTGTACGCCACCTTACCATCAACTCTTTGTGCACGCAACGACTGATTTCTATTACTGTCGTTTGAATAACTACAATGTATCCAACCTGAAGTCGGTTCGTTGTCGCGGTAAAATTCTAAAATGAGCTGGTCGTATTCTAGCTCGTTCTTGATGTACAAAGCTAGCTCCCTATTATCTACACCAGGTATTTCAAAGTCTGCTGCGGCTGCACCATTGTCTGCTACATGTTGGCTGTTCACACTGCTACCTATTTCTAGGCACAGCTGTGCACAACGGAATCCGCTGGATATAATAAGGGGTTTTTCAAAGTGTGATCTGACTGGTTGCAATATGTTTGTAGCCAATGCTTTTAGATTTTCAATCTGCGCAGGATTAGGATTGTTATTGATTCCCTTACGCTCTGCTATTTGGCTCTTGGTAAGCTCGTCTAAAGTTATGTTAGCTGTTAATTTCATTTTTTCTCCTCTATTTCATAAAAAAATTTATCTGTATCTTCTGTTTTCCATTTTCTAGAATCTTCTACATTCCACTCATTAGTTTGTACCTTCCAGTCTGGTACTTCATCTTTGACTGTAAATGATGGAATGTCCCAAATCAACCTGTTATTAGGTTGTGCTGCATAGTTACCATCATCTAAAGCTAATATATGTGCACATTTATGTTCTTGTGGTATTTCTGAATGATCAGTATCTAATATATTAGACTCAGGATGAGCAAAATCCACAGTAAAAAGATAAGCGCCTGGATGCCACTTTTTATCTTTACCAATGTATTTACCTGCTTGACCATCTAAAATATCCCAAGAAGTAACAGCAGGATAGTAACTAAAACAGTTCCATAAAACCAACTCATCAAGCCTACGTTTAGGAACATCACTCGGTTTAAAGCCTCTTTGAATAAATGCAGATATCGGTAGACGATAGTAGACAGCTCCATTTTCCATAATACAATGAAAAAGTACGGAACGCCCAGTAATAGACGATAAACCAAATATAGCGCAGTCTTCAACTTCTCCATGATGTTTTTTAAGATCATATAAGTACTCCCTTCTAATCTGTGCGTATTGCACTGGTATGTTTGCGTTTAAGTAAGACATTATTTATTTTATCACACTATTCCTTAAATTATCAATAAAGGAAACTATAACTAATCTTTCTTTATCACAGATTTCTGATGCGTGATATTGCTTAGAATCAAAGCAAATCATTCTATTAAATTTACCACTAAAATTTATTGTTTTGTTAAAAAAAGAATTGTTTTTTAATTTTTTTTGTTGAATTTCATTCTTTTGTTCATGGGTAAAATTTTCTTTATTACCAAAATAATTGTGTTTTTGTTCGCCTCCAATATTCCAATCTGGGGACAAATATTCACTTTTAAGATTATAAATTGAAGTTCCTGATGTTTCTCCTATTGTTAAATAAATAATAGCTGTCAAATTTCCATGATCTTGATGAACCCAGCCATCATTTATATCAGGTTCGCTTTTTTGAAAAAAAGATTCAGCGGAAAACGTAATGTCTTTTAAACCAGGAAAATAAGTCTTTACAATTTTTTTGTTAATATATTCGTACAAATTTTGATCTATGTTAGCTATATTTTCACTTCTGTAACCTGAGATATAATTACTTTTTTTAAATAAAATATTCTTTGTTATCTCTTTTATTTGATAGGGATCATCGAAAAAATTATCCTTACATATAGCGGGTGAAAAATCAAACATTACTTATCGTTTAATCCATACCATATTACGACACATAATAAAATAAAAGCTATGATTGTATTAATAGGTAAAAAGGGTTCCATTACTCAGATATTCCTATTAGCCATAACATTAAAAATATATAACAAATAATTTCCATTATTCTAGTATTAATGATTTAATAGAGAAAGATCCATCTATATTTTTCTCTAATTCTGCTTTAGATTTAATACATTTATATTCTATATTTTCTTTTGGATTTCTTGTTGCCTCACGTTTATGTTTCAAACATATTGACATAGAAGATTTTCCTGTCTTTGGATCAATCTGTATTCTATGCTCTTTGATATCAGGGCCTATGAACATCAATAGGGCTACAATATGCTCAATCATTAGTGACCGTTCCCGTTTGCTCTAACTTTATCTTTTAAATCTTCAACATCAGATAATGCTTTTTCTAATTGTTGTTTTAAAAATTCTATATTAACTTTGTTAGTCATATTCATTTCTTGCGTTTGCTCCATTTTTTCAACGGTCTTGTAAAGATCCTCAATTAAAAAATGTTGTTCTTGATCAGTTGGGACTTGTTCGGATTTTTTTAGCAAATCATTTTCAAACAGCTCACGTGAAGTCTCTAACGATACTAATCTCCCAGTCAATTCTGTATAACCTAACACACCTAATGCTACACCTGCAACAATTCCTAAAATTGTTTTTAAATCTGTGCTTACTTTTGTGTTTTCACTTACCTTCATTGTGGTATCGCTTGTTCCATGATTACAATATCAGGATTATCTTTTAGATATTGTATTTTTAAATTATCCCAGTGTCTACCTTCTGGTTTCTTATCAATAAACTTAACAACCCCTAATTTATTACACATATTAAATAACTCTGCAAATTCTACAGGTGGGGGACTAATATTAGGTATTCTTTTACACTCTTTTATAAGTTCAAGTTGGGTTTTTATTTTACTTTTTTTTTGCATTTCTGCAATATACTCATCACTACACACAGCACCTAAAGGCATTCTAAATCTAAAACCTAGTGTTTGATTTTGTGATTCAGCACTAGAGCCAGATTTGTATTCGTTTTGTCTAACTTCTGTATAAGTTTCCCAATGGCCTCTTTCACAAGTTCCGTAGTCATTTAGATAATCATTTCTTGCTTGTGCGTAAGTCGCTATACAAAGAAAGAATGCAATCCATAATAAATTATCTCGTAAGGTCTTTAAGGTCATAAGTATGATCTCTCACTGTGTCTGCTAATTGTCTGTATAAATTTTCTGCCATTGTCCACGTTGCTTCTGCTGCGGACAGTCTTTGTTTAAGGTCGTTAATATCTGCTCTGGAGCTAATTATTTTAGACTCCATCTTAATAATAGTTTCTTGATTTGCTGTAATAGTGTCTGTTAAAGATAATACATATCTTACCGATGTAAATGTTCCTGCTATAATTGCTGCAACAACAGGAACAATTACAATATTCTTTTTAAACCACTCTAATTTACTTTTAGGTTTCTTCATTACTTATAAAAACCTTTAAAGACCCAATTAACCCATTTGTCCCATAGAGTTTTTATCTTATTCCAAATAGATCTGACTACCCACAAAATTTGTTGTTTAATTTTTTCTAACATTTCCATCTCCTTCTAGCTTGTCTTAACCTTGAATTTGGATCTTTAGCTGCTTTTGGAAACTTCTTCATTTGGCCAGCACTTCTAGCACAATATGATTTACGCCTATTTGCAGCCTTAGAACCTTTTTTTACTTTACCTGTAACAGCAGTTTTTAACCTAGATCCAGGATTATCTCTCCTGTATTTAGCAACACCAGCTGCTGTCATCCCCGCTCCACTTTTAGTAGAACGAAAATATTTTTTACTTCGTGGAGGCATTACATCGCCTCCACGTTTTAAATTTAAAAGCTCTAGTGTATACTTAGTAACTTCCATCAAAAAATACCGTTACACTATCAAAACCTGAACTAATATCAATGTAGGCTCCGTTAGGGTATCTTATTCCTTCATCAGGAATGTAAGGATCTAGGAAACCAGCTGCAGCAGGTGCATCTAGTTCTAATCTTTTATCCCCTGATTGAGATGTATTTCTTATGATCATAGCTCCAGCTGTTGAAGCGTTTGAAACTCCATGCATTCCTCTAACTCTTGTAGCTCCTGCAAAAACGATTCCTTGTGTTGTAGTTGTTGCAGTAAATCCAGCTGATACTGCAGTTATCGCAGCATCAAACTCAATTTTAGTTACTGTTAGAAAAGCAGTGGATCCAGTTACTGTATTGGCATTAGGTCCTGTTGCAATTGTTTCAGTTGCAGCATCACCATTTTGGTCAGTTCCAGTAATTGTAAATCCAACAGATGCATTGTTAGAAGCGGAAGTTAAAGTAACAGTAGTCGCCATGTTTGAACCATCGTTTACCGAAGTTCCAGTAAGAACTAACTCACCTGAAGCACCAATAGTTTGTACAGCAGCGATTGCTGTCGTACTAGCTGTAACTGCTTTAAACATTTTCGCCTGTATACTCGTACTTGACATATTTTCTCCTTATTGGTCTCGGTGGGTATTGAGATCAAAAAGTCTCAAAGTTTCCCACCAAGATAATTAATTGTTACGCTGCAAATGCAAATGCACCTGTAGTAGCATCTGCCGCTCCACCTAATCTAGTAGAGATAGTCCAAACGCCATCTTCAAAACATTGGAAAGCAATCATACTTCCTGTTGTTAAAAGATTTGTAGCTGCATCAGCAGGAGTGAAAACTAATTGTCCTTCACCTGCAACTGATTTATCAAAAGCTACTTCTGCTGCTGCTCTTGATTCAATTAATGAACCTGTAGCCCAAGCATCTGTACCATTAGCATTGAAAGTTAAAGTTGCAGTTCCGCCAGCTGTGTCTTTAGCTTGAACGTAAACACAAATTAATCCACTAAATGCTGCTGGTAAAGCTGCTGCACATGCTGCAGCTCCAGTGTAGTTTACAACTGAAACAATTCCATCTGCTAATGAAATATTAGAAGCCGTTGCTGTGTCGGCGTAAGTCATACCTGTTATATCTGGTAATCCAGCTGCTTGTCTTGTAACGAAAGCACCTGTTACGTTATTTTTTACTGCCACTTCGAAACCGTTTTGGGATCGTACTGGACCTGTAAATGTTGTATTTGCCATAATTTTTTCCTTTTCTATAGTTTGTGATGCATAGTCTCTATAGCGTCTGCCTAGCCAGTCTACACACCTATTTTTATTCTAGGTCTTTTCATTATACATAAAAAAAGGGGCGATGTGAACACCGCCCCTTCAATTTCTAATACTGATAATTAGTATTAGCTAGTAGGTAATTTACCGTTACCAAATACACATCTTGGATCAGAAAATCCAAAAGAGTATCTTTCTCTAGCTTTAAATCTAACGTTTCCAGTATCGAAGTCACCTTCCATAGCAGTTTTAATTGGGCTTCTTACGAAGTGTTTAAAACCGTTTGGTGCATCAGTTAACAAGAAGAATGAGTCTGTGTCAGTTAAGAAGTTATTAACTACATAACCTTGAGGAACCATTCCCATGTTAGCTATTGCGTTGATGTCGTTATCTGCAGTGCCGACTCTTTGAGGAGACTTCATCAATCTTTCCGCTGTAAATTGTAATTCTTTTGGAAGTACCATTTTAACACCGTTAAGGGCGATTTTTAGTCCTCTTTCATCAACGAAAGATTGGATATCAATCAGAGATTGTTCCAATGACGTTTCGTTAAGGTCAGCTGCTGTTGCTAAAACATTCGAGAAAGTTCCGCCAGTTGCTAATGGGTGTGAAGCATTGATTAATGATACTCCGTCACCACCAGTTACTGTTGTTACTTGCGCGTTGTTTAAAACTGCTGCAGCTTTAACTTGTTTTGTGTTCGACATAGATCTTGCAAGAGCTCTTGTGTATCTTGCTGCTAATCTGTCGTACAAGTTATCTTCGATAGCTTCTTCTGTGATAGAAAATGCTAAAGCGATTGTTTCGTGCGTGTATCTAGCTGTGAAAGTTTCACCTGCTGTATCAAACACTACTCCAGCACCTTCTTGTTTAGTTGGTGCAGAAGCGAAACCGCTTAACATTACTTCTTCTTCAAAAGCTCTGTCAGATGTTTCAGAAGGGAAAATCTGTGCGTGTTGATTTTCGTATCTGTTGTATTCCAAACCGAATAGTGCATTCAGGCCTGGTTCTAGTTCTTTAACTAGCTGTGCTCGTGATATGGCCATTATGCTATTCCTGTTCTGCTTCTATATTGGTGGTGGTTTATTCTCACCAAAATATTAGCGTTTGATGTTGCTGTATCAGAATTTGTAGGATCCTGTGAAATATCAATTGCTTGTAGCACAAAAGATATTGTTGTTCCTGAATTTGATACATCGAGTTGAGTTTTTGATAACCCTGTTTGAGTTACACCTGTTGTATTGTTAACAGCGTAATTCTTATACAAGTCCGCTCTTGTAAATGCTTCATCAGCATCTATTAAGAACACCGCGTCTGGGTCATCTACAACAAAAGCTGTTATATCACTTGCAGCAATACCACCTGGGTAGAAATTACTGAAAGTAGGCTTTTGAGTAGTAGGATCTGTGTAAAAACAACCGTTAAAAACACCCACAACAGCTGTAGATAAGCCAGCATCATTCGCAGCTGAATATCTTTCGATGTTACCAGTACCTACGGGTACTACTAAATCACCTTGGAAGATCGCAGTTGCGTATGAACTTGCTATCGTATATCTGTTTTGGGCTCCAACTAAAGGTGTACCGTCTAGTTTTCTGTACGGTCTTAGACCGAACTTTTCACTTACGTTTGCCATAGTTTGTTTCCTTTATATTTATTTTTAACAATTAGTAGTTACTTATCTGTGGGTAGATATTACTAAATAATTAGCTTTTATTTCTACCACCAAAGGTAACTCTACTTTGCCTATCAATATTGATTGGCATTTCGGGTCGTTGTTCCTTCATTAGATCGTTATCTACCGCGTTTATTTGATCTTGAGTAATTCTTCTGAAATACTCAGCGCGAGATTTTAAGATCTCTTCAGGTATCCTTGCCAACACAAGGCCTCCAATTCCTATACACCCTTCATATTGTCCCTGTTTAACGATTGGATATTTGTGTATATCAGGAGAATTTTTCATCTCTTCTGCTCTAACAAACTCCCAACCTTCTCTAAGTTTCTTTGTTACGTTAGCCGTATCATCAAAACCAGCCACAGAAATTCTTATCCAACGATGGCTAAAACCCTGTGGGGCAGGTGGTGCATCCAAACTGGATGGTGGAGCCCAGCTAGTTTTTTGCATATTTGCTTTTCTACTATCTGACTCGCGTGAGGTTCTTTTGTTTTCTTTGTTATCCATTTGCATTCTCCTTCACGTATTTTGCGTACTCCTCTAGTGGCACTCCTAATTTTTTAGCAATAGCTATTTGTGAACGAGTGAGTTTCACTGATCTGCGTCCGCTTTGGTTTCTTTGGGCAGAAGCAACAGTCTGGACGGGTTTCTTTTGCTCCTGTTTTTGACCAAATTTATGAGGAAAATTTTCCACCATAACTTTGTCTATCTCATTATAATACTCATCACTCTCTGCGTCAAACCCCTGGTCTAACAAATCTTGATGAGTTTGAAACGCAGCACTTGTCATAATCCTATCTGTGCCAAACCATTCATTCTTTTCCGCCCAACCTTTTGCTCTAGGGGATGGTTCTGGGTAAGATGGACTTTGAGGTATTTGCGTTTCTTGAGTCTGTTTTTGAGCAGAAGTGTTAGCTTCTACTTCACTAGCTGACATTTTAGCTTTTTCAGCTTCAACTGCTAAGGTTGCCATTCTAGAATTAGCTTCTGCAATCTTATCTGCATCTTGTTCAGCGATTGCATTTTTTAAAAGATCTTTTACTTTAGCTTGTTCTGCTTCAACTCTAGCAGAATATTGTTCAACATAACCTTTAGTTGTTTTGTTGAATCTTCCATTAAGCTCATCTAGTTTTTTCTGCACACCTTTAGCATAATCTACAGCTGCTTTTTCTTTTCTTTCAGCTTCTCTGTATCTTCTAGTTAGCTTATCAATTCTTTTTTTAACAGAGTCAGAATAATCAGCTAAATCAGGTTTTGATTCTTCAGATTTTTCTTCTCTTATTTCTTCGACTTTAATTTTTTCAATACCTTCAGGTTTATCATCGTGTTTAGTATAACCTAAATCAACTTCTTCCCTTGGTAGTTCGGGTTCAGCAGTTTCAACTTTTTCTTCTTTGACTTCTACTGATTGTTCTTGAATGCCGTCTGTATCTAATTCAACTTCTGGCGATTTTTTTACTTCTTCGTTTGTTTCCATAGTAGCTCCTGTTTTTTTTGCGTATGTGATTAGTATGCGTGCAAGATATCCTCTGGATTATTAATCTTAGCGATTATCTCGTCATCGTTTAGAATACGAACTTCTCCGCCTTCTATTTTAAATCTAGACCCTGCGTAACGTCCAAAAATTATCCAATCACCTTTTTCACACCAAGGTCCGTTGGGAAATTTTGATTCGTCTTTGTAGGCCTGATCTCCGACTTTCAATACATATGCACATACGGTTGTCATTTGTATTGTGTCTTGAGTTGTGTCCGCAAGATAAAGACCTCCTTTAGTTTTTTTAGGCCCTGCGTAAGGCAAAACTAAAAGTCTGTAACCAGTTGGAGATGGAAGTCTGTCTAAAAGATCTTTATTACTTTCAACAGATTTTGCATCAAGCCTAGTTTCTTCGATTTTATCTTTGGATTTATAGTTGTCTAATAATGCTTCGGTACGGTTAGGTATTTCCGTCTTCGAAACTTCTGAGTTCTTTGTCATTTAGCTCCTGTTGTTTTTCCTGCAGGTCTTTTAGATCCTGTAGCAAGGACTCTATGCCCTTGATCTGTCCTCTAATATAGTGAAGATCATTCGTATTGTCAACAGAGTACACTAAATTGTCTTTTAAAGTCTCAACTCTTTTATTCGCCACTCGTCTAACTATTCCGTAATCTATATCAGCCATTTTTTTCTAATAAAATTTTGTTGTTGCCCACTTCTATTGTTTTAAAACCCCAATTTTCTAGTATGTGAGCTACTTGATCCATTTTAAATTTAGGATGATCATCAAACACAAATCTAGTATTAGGTGCTGATCTATTTGCAAACCATACAGCTTCTGTGATGACATCTTTAGTCATATGTGGACCATCAAAATGTACAAAAGCATACTTCTTGTCTGAATATTCTGGAATCATCATAAATTCAGTATCTTTTATAAGAGCAACAGTAAATTTCCCTTGATTGCGATACCATTTAAAATCGTTAAGCATTGTATCTCTCATTTGATCTGTGTAATCACAAGTATATTCACCTGTATTATCGTAATGTTGGTATTTTAAATTACCATAAGGATCTACACCAATATGAATGTAATTATTCTTAATATTATCTAAAATTATTTTTGTACCAAGGCCTTCTCTTACACCTATTTCACAAGAATTATATCCTTGGCAATCAAAATCAGACCATTTTTCTAGTAAATTGTACTCGCTGCTGTCTCCTTTAATCATAAAAACTCGAGTTGAAAGAAATTATTATTTTCCTCCGTTGTTTTATTGTTTTTAACTATTTGGTGCCACATCTCTCAAATTATTTGCTTGAATATACGTAACTGTTACAGTTGCTTGACCTGTAGTTGATGTTGTTCCTACTGTTATAAGAGTA